TCCCTACAGTTACTGAGCATAAGCGAAAAGTTGTAACAAACTTACCTTTGAATGTTGATCACTTCTGTTCAGTTTACGGCGAATATTGCCGTGAACTGATAGATGTTGTTGATGGTGAATTTCACAACTACGGCGGCCAACGTCCATTTTCTAAAAAAGAGCATTATTTACAATTTGAAGATTGGAAAAATGAAAACGGCAATCGTGTTTATTTTTTTATTGATGAATGTCATTTAGCTTTACCCAGTGGAGGTTGTGATAAGGAATTAAAACAATTCTATGATATGCACCGTCATTATGGTTTCGACATAATGCTAATTACTCAAAACTTCAGGAAAGTTGATAGAGATATTCGTGATTTAATTGCTAATCACTATAGAGCAATTAAAAAGTCTATGATGGGTCAAGATGACAAGTATATTTTGAAAGTTCACGATGGTTCTTCTGCTACTAATGCTACTGTTGTAGCTACTCACGAACGTGAATACGAAAAAAAGTATTTTAAGTTTTATCAGTCTCATACTAAAAGTGATCAATCAATAAAAGAGGCCGCGCCCTCAGATATAAAAAAATGGTATGACAACTGGTTTATTAAAGGCTCAGTTATTTTTATGCTTTTTGCTTTTTTTCTTTTATACCTTGGTTTTAAAAAACAATCTGATAAAAATGATATTCCAGTTGAAACTCTTTCTGCTAATCAAGTTAAAACTTCACTTTCTCCTAATAAGTCACCAGTTCTCCAGCAACAGTTACCACCTGAATTTTTAAAGCAGCAAGCTGAGGCTAAAAAAATTATTGAAGAACGTGAGAAGGAAAAAGAAGCAGAGCAAAAAAAACACCCTTTTCACAAAGTCGGTTTACATATAGTTGGCTGGGGTGAATATACAGAGCTAGGCCGATTAACTAAGAATTACTATTTATCAGCCAGTCAAAATGGACAACACATATTTGAACTTTCTTTAAGGGATTTAGTTTTGGCCGGTTATGATGTTGCTGTTCGTTCTGGTTGTGTCATAGAAATATCTTATAAAAAGTTCCATGATTTTATAACTTGTGATGCTCCAAAAGTTGGTGTTTTTGATGAAGCACCAGATGAATTTAAAGAATAATTATATCACCAGGCATTTGATTTGTGTTACACTTTTCAAATGCCTGGACTTAATTGGATTTTTACAGATGGAATATAAAAACGAATATTGGGGTGGAAAGCGCGAAGGTGCTGGAAGGCCAAAAGGTCAAAAAACTAAGCCGGTTAGGTTAACTGACTTAGAGCAAGAATTAATAAAATTAGTTCGTGAAGAAGGTACAATAAATGAGGTTTTTTACTGGGCTAAAGTTCATTGCAATGATGATGAGAGTCTTTATAAATAATGCGCTCGCGCATGTAAGGCCGCACACTAGATATGTTTGGAGGCAGCCTTTAAACGGCCGCAAAAATAAACCATATAAATTTGAAAAATTATACCCGCGCTTTGCGCCCTTGATAAACCAAAAAAATGTTTAAATTGTTAGCAATGCTTAACTTTGTTACTGTTAAGTTTCAAGTTATCTTGATTGGTTCTATCGGTACTGCTAGAATTTGGACATAAGAAAACCCGCACGAAGCGGGCTTAACTATTAACTGAACCGTGTAATATCTTAGCTCACTCGCCAAAGTATCTAAGACTTACCAATAGGCTACAAAATGAATTTTAAGACAGAACAACAATATTTACAACATCAATCAAAGGCTAACTTTGACGAATTAGGGAGGAACCGCGTAGCGGGGGGTTCCCTGAGCGGACAAAGTTCGCCCTTGGTAGATACACGAACTTACGAGACCAGCACCGACAATTCTTTTTTTATTTCAAAAAAATCATCATCTTATAAAATACTGTTAGACAAGCAAACAGGCGAAACGGTACAGGTTGAGATAGACGGTAAAAGTGATTATTCGGTTGTAAAAAATACAGCTGAAAATAAATTCAATTCACTTGAAAAGGGTTACAAATTATTAAACGAAGCAAGTAAAACTCTTTGGTCTAAGGCTAAAGGTAAGCACCAACATAGAACTTGTAAGTGTAATAAGGTTCGTATTGATTCAAATGTTAATGTTTTAAAAGATGATTCAGGCCGCACCTTCTTTGGTGGTCTAATGCAATGTGGCAGCGTTTGGACTTGCCCAATTTGCTCAAGAAAAATTAATGAATTTAAAGCCGCAGATATGCGCAAAGCTTTCACTGGTGCTTCTGATAAAGGCCATAATATAGAATTAGTTACTTTCACTTTTCCACACAGTATTAACCAATCACTTAGTTCAAACCTAAAAAAATTAACTGCTGCAAGACAAGATTTTTGGCGTAGCTCTACAGTAAAGCGTTTTCGTGCTTCTGGTTATATTGGCCGTATTGATTCTTTTGAAATAACTTATGGCCGTAACGGTTGGCACCCACATGTTCATGCTTTAGTTTTTAGTGATGGAACAGCCACAGCAAAAAGCAATAGTTACTTATTAACTCGTGAATGGGTACGTTGTTTATTCAAGCATGGTTTAGCAAATGCCCTTGATATGAAAGGCATTGAACGTTCTTTAGATGTTCGTGATGGTTCAAAAGCTGGTGAATATATTTGTAAATTTGGAAGTGATGGCGAGTCAAAATTAGTTAAAGATGGTTCAAAATCTATTCACTGGGATATGGCCGACGAAACAACAAAGTCACATATTAAGACTGGCCGTAACGGTAGTGTTACTCCATTTGATATGTTACGTATTTCAAGCACTACCGATGATGAAAAAGAGCGTATTCATTATAGAACTCTTTTTAGAGAATATGCTTCATGTATGAAAGGCAAAAGCCAAATCAGATGGTCACGCGGTTTAAGAGATTTTTATAATGTTGGTGAGCAGTTAACAGACCAAGAAATAGTTGAGCTTCAAGAAGAACGGGCAACACTTAAAGCTGTAATTAGTAAAACCGAATGGTCACAGCTAATAAGCTTAGAGGTTAATGGTTTAGAATCTGTTAGAACTACTTTAAGATTTTTAGCTTCTTTAAATACAAAGGGAACTACTGAACATCATTGTATAGCAAAATATATATATGATCGGACACAGCAAACAGTTTCCTTTACTGAATATTCTAAAGACTTTTATTCAAGAAATGATTTAGTTGAGTAACTTTTGTAAATATTCACTTTTAATTCACAAAAAAAAGCCGATAATTAATACCGACTTTGTTTAAGTTATCCATTGGCCTCTTTCGTTGGTAGCGGATAGGCCTCTGGTTCTACAATATGATTTATTAAAAAATCTATTCCTAAATTAAGCTTTTTCGCCAATTGCTCCAATTGGGTAATTGTTTCCTCGTTTAGCTTTATGCTCACTAATAACTCTCCTTATCATTTCCGATGTGTATAAAATTTTTCCTTCTGCTGCCGATGCTTCTAACGCCCACTTTTTTAATTGTTCGTTATCTTCTTTGAAAATATTTGCTTTAGTCGTCTTTAACTTTTCGCTCATTTCTTGACAGCCTTATTATTTGTGTACTACCATCACTACCAGTACCGGTACCGATAGTTGTGGTACTTATTAACAAACAATAGATTTTAATCAGGATTTTGCAAAATGGCTAACAAATTCACGCTTATTAGTGTTCAACACGGTGTTATTGAAGATAACAACCAAGAATATGCAAGTTTAAAAGTATTACAAGAAGGCCTAGATCAAAGGGAAGGTTATATAGGTCTAAAAGTTGGTAAGTTCAAAATTAAAGACCGCATTATTGCCCAAAAAATTGTTGATCAAGTAACTACTCTACCTACAACGATAGAACTCACCACAGAAATTGACTTTGGTGCAGGTGATAAGATGGTACCAATTGTTACAGATTTCAAAATGTTAGATAAAAAGGCTATCTAACATGCAATGTATTTATTTGAATTCTGATGGAACATTAACTCCAACTACGGAAACTTTAGAAGCTTGCAACGGCTACGTTCTAGTTCCTAGTTCCGAAGCTTTAAGTTATATCAACAGCATTCAAATAACGGCTCTAGAAATTGGAGAGTCATTTACTTGGGGCTTCGGTCTCGTTATATTTTTCGGGTTTTTATCTTACAAAGTAAGAATGGCTCGAATGGTTATAAATAAACTTTAAAGGAAAAATCATGACTGAAATATTTGCTGCTGTAGATATGGCTGGTGTTGCAACTTTCGTTGGCGCTACTGGTGTATTAATCGTTGGTGTTGCTCTTGCTTTCAAAGGCATCACACTAGCAAAACGCGCCGTTTCAAAGGCGTAAGGGTTTTATCATGGGCGGCCTAATTGTCGCCCTTATCTACACAATTTGTGCACTGATAGGGGCTTTAGCTGGTTTTATCGTTTGTAAAAATTTTGGCTGGGGATAGCAGCAAATGAAAAACATATATATCTTAATGGCGCTCTTTAGCGCTTTTTTTATTTCTAAAATTCATGCTATTGAGTTAGATATGGATGACCTTCGTGATCCAAAACTTACCACTCAATATTGTGGCTCTAATCAATATACAGAAGGTTGCGGTGAAACTTTAGAGGAGGCTAAATATGCTGCTTGTCAAGCTGCTGCTCCTATGGTTTCTCTTTCCAGTTACCCCGGTTATGTATGGACAGGTGCAGAATGCATTGTTGATGGTAGCCAATATAAAATTAGAAAGTTTGGCCAACGCATATATCCTAACGGTGATTCTTTACCAGCTAATGAATACTATTCACTTAACTTCACAAATCCTCAACCAACCCAGGGCGAGACTTGTCCACCTGATGGAGCCCCATTTCACATACATCCTGTTGCTGTTGGTGGTTCTACAAAATGTGCAAAAGAAAAAGAAACAGAATTTGAACCAGATGATAAATGTGATGAGTTTGGCCTCGATAATTGGCTTCCTGAAAATGGCACCAATACACAAGGTTCAGTATGTTATACAAATCCTATTACAGGTAAACAATGCCAATATTCTAAAAACGATATTGCCGGTTACAAGTCCTCTGGCCAAGAATGCACAGGTGAAGAACCTCCTTATGGCGACAAGCCTGATAAAAACGAAAAAGACCCAGACCAACCACCAAATTGTGAGAGTTACGGCTCTAACAATCAAAGTTTAATGTGTGAAATAGACCCTAATAAATCATGTAATGTCTTACAGGTATCCGGCCAAGTACAATATCAATGTCCAGCGGGTTGCGGTTCTATGGAAGGCAAATATTATTGTGCACATGAAGATAAGGACGGAAATAAAATACCTGATGACTGGCCGGATGGAACTAAACCAGAAGAACCTAAACCACCTACACCACCAGACGACACTACGCCACCACAAACTAATGAACCTCCAACTACGGAAGGTACAAATAACCTTTTAAATGCTATTGGCGGAAAGATAGATGGCACTAACTCAAGACTTGACGGAATAAGCACAGAGCTTTTCGGACAGGGTCAATCGTTGGACGCAGCTAATCAAAAATTAGATGGTATCAATTCAGGTATTCAAGGCATGAAGGAGCTTCAAAAAGGTTCAAATGGTCTTCTTAGTTCTATTTCTAATTCTAACGAACAGATAAGGAAAAATACTGGCTTTACTGCTGACAGTACAGCCGACCTTTTAGACTCTTTTGAAGACTTTAAAGAGGGAGTTGGTGAAACAGATATCGAAGGAAATTTTGATCCTGCTGCTTCTTCAAGTTTTTATGAATCTGAATATGAAGAAGGTTTCGAAGGTGTTTGGAATGAAAAGAGCGCAGAGTTTAAACAAACTGAGGCTTTTAATTTTTTACAACAATTTGCTTTTAACTCTGGCGGTTCACCACCTGATACACAAATGTGTTTTAACCTGGGATCAAGTATGGATTTTGGTTGTGCAGAACTTCCAACACCTAGCCCTCAGCTTTTAGCAATTTTAAAAGTTTTCATTTTAATAACTGCCGCTTTTTTATGCCGCGCTTTAATATTTGGAGGTTGATATGTTGGATTGGTTAGCTGAAACGTGGAACGATTTACAACAATTTTTATACAGTATTGTTTTAACTGTTCAATCAATTTTTAAGGATATGGGAATTTTCTTTTTTGAAAGTTTCTTAGATATTTCCTTATTGGCCGTTAATGGCCTTGATAGTTTTTTTTCGGGTTTAGACATTGCAAGCTATATCAACTCACTTCCTCCAGAGGTTAGTTATTATGCTTCAGCTCTTGGATTATCCCAGGCAATGGCAATGATAATTGTATCAATCACGATAAGAATGTTACTTCAATTAATTCCATTTGTTCGTTTAGGGAGCTAAAAAATGATACATGGCATTTCAGGTAAAACAGGCGGCGGCAAAAGCTATGAAGCAGTAGTAAGGCATATAATCCCTACAGTTACTGAGCATAAGCGAAAAGTTGTAACAAACTTACCTTTGAATGTTGATCACTTCTGTTCAGTTTACGGCGAATATTGCCGTGAACTGATAGATGTTGTTGATGGTGAATTTCACAA